TACTTGTTAAATCATAAGTAGCTTTAGCTTGAAGTTTTAATAGATCTGTTCCAGCTTGATCCCAACTTAAATTAAAAGTGTTGCTGTCAATTGGATCTAGATAAAATGATTCATCATTGTATTTTGAATATGTTCCATCAAATTCACTTAAGAATACTAGTCCATTTGATACATATCCGTTACTTGTAAATATTGATGGTTCCCATCCAGTAACACTTGATATTGCATCTAATGTACCAACTCTATAATTTATTAATTGTGTTAATCCGCTGTTTACACTTAGTTGTATTTCTGTTGAACTAATAACTTTAGCATAATAACTGTTTCCATTTAGGCTAATCAGTGTGCTATCAAAATTACTACAATCTAATAACTCACCATCAATAATTGCAGGTGTTGCTGGTACTGTAAATGTAATTGGTGTAGGATCTACTGCTGTATCTGCACTTGTTAATGGTATTTCAATACGGTCAATTCTTGCTTCAATTAGGGGTTGATCCCAAAACTGGTACATGGTGTTTTCATTCCATGTTTCTTGTAGTGCATTATGATATGCACTCATTTTTTGTATTGTTAAATCTACTCTGTCTGTATCTGTACTATAATCAATAGGATTAATTCCACTGGCATATGCTTTATAGTTGCCCTTCATCAAGTCATCAGTTCTTTTGTAAAACCCACTAGTTGCATCACCTAAATAATTTGGATCAATGTAATTTGTTGCTAAGTTACTTGGATATGTAAATATATTTTTCATTAATAAATTCCCTGCTTCCCACGTCTGTTGAATGCGTTTTGAATAATACCTTCAACTTGCTTTTTGTTTTTCAGAAGGAATTCAGTTCCTGTCTGCGTGTCAATTGCTTGTATTGTTATATTGACACTTGCTCCTGCACCTGCCATTTGATTCATTGGTGTTATAGTTGCTGGTCCTGTAATAAGTTCTGGTCCTCTTTCTCCTACTACGCCAAACTTGCCTGCACTTAGTTTACCACCATCTGCAAAGAAGCCTCCAAAGAAGCTACTTATTCCACTGAATAGATCACTACCAAAACTACTGATACCACTTACAACTGAACCTAAGTTAAAGCCGCCACCAAAGCCGCCTCCACCTGTCATTGAACCAAGTTGTCCTAGTATATTGTTTAGTTTGTTACCACCATTTAGTGTATCTGAGATTAGATCTTTTAGTGTGCTTTTCCATAGTCCTGCAAAGCTATCAAAGTTTAAGTTACCTTCAACTAAACCATCTGCTAATATATCATTAAATTGTTTATTGAAATCACCAACAAAGTCTGCATTGGCATCTTTCATTTCACCTGTTTTTTTCTTCAATACTTCAGCTAATTTGTCATAATCACTCATTATTGATTCTGTTGTTTGTCTTGTAGTAAGTGTTGTAGCTTTACCCATCTCTTCAAATTCACCAATGATAGCTTCTTTCATTTCTGGAATAATACTGTTACCAACTAGGTAATCATATGTACTCCACCATGCTTCTTTAACACCATCTGTTACTTCTTTTGTTTTGCCTAATACACTGTCTTTGATGCCACCAAAGTTTTCTTTTATCTTTTTAGCAAAGTTAGTTACACTGTCAATTGCACTTGTTATTTCATCTTCAAATGATTTGATAGTATCAATAACAAATTGTAATACTGTTTGTACACCTTCTAATGCTAGTTGGAATAAAGGTAATGCTGCTTCATATATTGGTTGCATTACAATAACCATTTGTTTTAAGAAATCAAAGAATACACCAAATACTGGTACAATGACATCATTTAATACTGTGCCTAATGCATCAAAGAATGGTTGCATTTCAGCTAGTTTATCTGAGAATGCTTGCAATAATGCTGGTGCTTTTGCTGCCAAGTCTTCAACAAATTTTGTCATAGCTGGCAAGAAAGGTGTAATTGCTTCTGTTAATAAGTCATTAAATGACTCTTTTAATCTATTCATTGAATCATTGAATTTTTCTGCGTTTTTTGCATCATCAAATGCTATCAGATTCATACTTCTGGCTACTTCAGCCATAGCTTCACCTGCTGGCACACCTTTGGCTGTTAATGCATCCATCATACCAAGTACTTTAGGACCAACCATTTCACCCAATATCTTTTGAGCTTCAGCCATTCCTATCTTACCTTCTTGCATTGCGTTAGCAACTGCCATAAACAAGTCTGGTGCTTCTTTTAATTCACCATTAGCAAAGAGTGTTTCTTTACCAATTTTTTCCATAATCTCAGCGTATTGTTTGTTGCCTGCAATACCTGCAGCCATACGTCCTGTTAAGTTACGGAACATTCTATCTATTTCTGCAATTTCAAGTCCGCCTTCTTCTAATAGTCTACTTGCTACTTGAAACTTTGCAAAGCCTTCTTCAGATTGGATACCAACGTTTCTAGCACGTTTGGCTAAATTATCCATGTTATCAATAACGCCTTTGAATACTTTAACTGCACCTAATGCCGCTAATGCACCGGCCGCTAAGCCAAGTGCACCTTTGAACATCAAGCTACGTTTTGTAACTCTGTCTAATCCTTTGTCAACATTCTTCAGCGTACCTCTGGTCTTATCTGTTGCTGTTAGTGTAATATTGTGATTTGCCATAACTGCTTATTTTCCTTTTGGTTTCTGTTGTTTGTTAACCCACTCATAATATTTAGCCCATGCTTCAAGCTCAATATCTGTAACGTTTCTGAGTACCCACTCTATGGTTTGACCTAAACTTTCTGCTATCTTAATGATAAACAGCATGTCTAGATCCTTGGTTAGTTTCCCAACGCTTCTCTTGCTGCTGTCTTAGCTTCATTCATAGCTTGGACAACATTAATAATAATCTCAGGGTCTACTTGACGCATAAGAACAACTCTGTCTGCTTGTGTAAACATTTTCTTACCGTCTGCTGTAAGACTCTTAGCTACTAGTGTTTCTACTAGTGCTTCTACTAGGTTACCTTTTGAATGTAGTTCAATAATCTTTTGTTCTACAGCAAAGCTAGTAGCCGCTTTAAAGTATATTGTAGTTTCCCATTCTGGTACTTCAATACTTACTAATTCTTGTGATAATGCACTCTTGAAGTGATTCTTTGCATTGTCTAATACGCTTTTTCCGTTTTCCATAATCTATTTCCTTGTTATTTTTTAACCCTTTTGATAACTTTTTCTACGTATCCTTTGGGTGCTTGTGAACTGTGACCTTCATCAAGTCTTTGTATGTATGGTACATCATTTCTTATGACTACCTTTGTTTTGCCTGTTCCCAATAAGTCACTCATATCTGATACACTCTTCCAACCCTTTTGGGCTTGACCTGTATCAATAGGGGTATCCTTAACTAAGTTAAGAAACAAGTTTCTTTGATACTTGTCATAATCACGGGCCATTTCTTTTTCCAATTGCTTAGTTGCTTTTGATTTAAAAAATGCCACCCGTGATTACTCCAAATTATTTAAACAGTTACGTCTTGAGCTAGTGCTCCAGAACCAGTAAAACTTAAACTTACTGTCTGAACTTCACCTAAACTTGCACTGTTTTCTATGCTAGTAACTACTGCACTACCTGTCCAACCAAAATCTGAATCAGATGCATTTGGATAGAAGTATAATGTAACTGTTGAACCAACAATTACTTCATTAGCTGCTTGCTGTGCAGGTGTTAACCCTGCCGCTGCTGCTGTATCTGTGAAGTTAGCTTCTGCTGACCCTTCCCAAGACTTTAACCCTGCATGATTGTCTTTCCAATCAGCACCCATATAGGCGCATTCTAGAACCTCTGCATTTTGTGTTACAGTCCAAGAAGTTAAGTACGCAACGTTAGTGCCATCTACTGAAAGAGCACCATCTTTACCTGAATAACATGCCATAATATTTTTCCTTTTATGTATTGTTTAATTGATAACAGTATTCAACTGTGAATACCATCCTACAACTTGCAAAAGGGGCGCTTTCACCAGTTGTTACAGTCTCTACTCTTGAGAGCCTAATATCTTCAACTGTAGGAGTTGAATTTACTGCTAATGTTCTATCAGCCATCAGTGTGTTTTCAACAGCTTCAACAGCAATGTTACGCTGTGTGTCTCTGTTTCTACCACCAATAAGTAATACCACTGCAACATCCATAGTGCCCATACGCATCAAACCTTCTGTTGAACCCATTGTCATTGTAATGTCTTCAATGTCTTCATCTGATGTTTCTATGAATACAGCTGGAAATGCAGTTTTGGCTAGTTCATTGGGATCAATTGGATCTCTTTCAACTTTACCAAAGCGTACACTACGCTGTGCTTTTAGTAACTTAACAATTTCTTTTACTATGTCTTCTCTACGTGCCATTATCTGTACAACCTGTTTTGACTTACTTGTTTAACATCACTATCATCAATAGTTCCGTCATCTTCAAAGTCATATTGAATACCAATACCAAATTGTAGTTCCCATTCTTCAGTGAATCTATCTTTGTAGAAAGTTAGCTGTTCTCTGAAAGGATCACCTTCTGGTCTAAATGTACTCAACTTAGGTAAGATATAAGCATATAGAGCTTGATATACAGTAGTTTTAGTCCACTGTGTATCAACTAGCTTACTAGCATCAAATTCACTTCTGCTGTAGAATTTATTCCACCATTTAAATTGAATCATGTTAGTAACATCAACCTGCGCCTTTGCAAGTTCATCTGTCCAGTCATCAACTCCTTGTTGGAATACTTCTGGAGCGTATTCTTGTAAATCTGTGTTGTTAGCCATTGCCATAATATATTCTCCTATAGTTAGTAGAGGGCATAGTGCCCTCTACTGTTAACCTAATAATTAGGCTGCGTCTTTTAGTAAGATACCACGTGTTGCATCTAGTGTTTCAATTCCAAAAGCAATTGAAGCTACAACATCATTACCTACTGCTGAAGCACGTCTTTCAACTTCTACATTTACTCCGCCTTGGATTGCTCCACGCATTGCGTCTGCTGAGAAGATTGCTGCTTTAGTTCCAGTAACACCTGTGTTAGTGTCATTTAAGAAGCTAGATACGTAGCAATTTACGCCTGCTAATACCCCAATTGCCCCGGTTCTCATGGCTGCATTTTGTACATCTGCGTTTGAGAATGCACTTGAACCAATGTGTTCCATGAACTCTTTGTATGCTGCTGCAGAAATAATTGCGTTAAGAGGACCAGTTTCACCTGCTGCTCTGATTGCACCTACTGCTTCATAAAATTCATGTAACATGTTAGCGTCTGTGATTTCTTGTTGTGTTAGGTTAGCCATTTCTGCTGAGATTTTAGTATCTACGCTAGAACTGATAGCAGATCCCATAATACGTGACATATCTGCAACATCTACACCCCCAAAATCACGCAAAATTGTTCTTGCGGCTATAAGTTGTAGTGTAATTGTTTTCTTAGCGTTTGTTGGTAGTACTGTATCAAAGTCTTGTGGACCAGTTACTGGTGGATTTGCTGAAGGATCACCTTCAACTGATAGTGTTGTTGCTGCAACTGCACCCATAACAGCTACTTGTGCTGTTGCAGATCCTGCTGGTACTTGTACCATAGGAATCATTGTTCCTGGTAGGTAAAGTGAGTTTTCTTGTGCCGCGTAAACGGTCTGTGCCTGTACTGGCACCATTAAGGCATCTAGGTTTAAACCTGATCCGTATGCTGAGTTTGCCATTTTATAGTTTCCTTATATTAATTTATAAACTAAACTTTCCCTTGCTTCTTTGCTTCTGCATAGATTTTTCTGTGCTCAGGATTGTTCATGTCAAGTTGTGCAAGATCAAAATTCTTATGATCTGCATTGTTTGTATTACCTGTACTGCCTGTTCCACTTGGACCTGCAGCTTTGAAATACTGGTTACTTGATAGGAACTCTTCTACCAAATGATTAACTGTCATAGGGTCTGCATTATCTGTGTATCTTTGCTTACCTTCTGCGTCAGTAACAATTACGTTACCATCATCACTTAGTTTGATGTTCTTTCTCAATAATTGAGCTACGTGATCAGGTGCAACACTTTTGGCTTTAGATGCCGCATCAATTAATGCACCATCAATTTTAATACTCTCAAGTTCAGTTCTAAGTCTAGTGATTTCACTATCTGACTTTTCTTTCTGCTTCTTAAGAACACCATTAAAGTCTTCCTTCTTGATCAGTTTCTCTTCCTCAACTTGCTCTTTCAAGCTCTTGAGTGCGTTGTATTCATTCAAGTCAACATTTTCAAACTTCTTGTTAACTTGGGCAACACGTTTGCCAATAAGTTCATTTACTTCTTCTTGTGTGAACGTCTTAGCTACAACCTGGGATTCTGTATTTTGGCCTGAATTTGTATCCCCAGTGTCTACAGTTTCAGTTTGCATTTCTGCACCATGATTTTCAATTGTCATGTCAATATTCCTTTATTAGTTAGGGTTGGATACTAAAGTATCAACTTGTGTATATCTTTATTTATCCTTTTAATCTTCTTCATTTTCTACGGGGACCCAATAGTGCAAACAGTTGTATCCACCTCTTACTACAAAAGGATCACCTGGCTCTTTGCCGGCCCAACTGTCACTACCCCATAAACTTTGTATATCATCTCTAGTCATTTCACGTCCTAGCATGCCTCTACAAAACGGTCTGGTTGTTTCAATGATACCACCTTCATATCTAAAACGTTCTATACCTAAACGTGTAGCACGTGCTTTAGAGAATGTTCCATCAAAACTTCCTACAACGCTTTCACTGGCTGTACTCATACGTGTTGCTAAACTAGCACTTGTATTAACATTACCAGGTAACTTACGTTTGATAGCGGCAGTAACAGCGGCTAATTCTGCGGCTGTTGCACCTTGCTTCATCATTTTACGTAATTTACGTTGTTCACGTCTTACATCTGGATCTGTTGATTCCATTTGTATTCCGCTAATTCTTCCTCTTACTTGATTTACTAGTGCGGCTGTACCTAAACCTGCTACTGTACCTAATACAACTGTACTAACTACTTCTTCATTCATACCGCTCATTGTTGTTTCTAATGTAGCTTCACTTTGACTTAGTATTGTGTTTTGTGCAACTAGGTCTTGTGCATCTATGGCAAATCTACTTTGTTCCATATAATCTGCACTTATGTTTACCAATGGTTTTGCCACAGATTTGACACTGTCACTGTATCTAGTGAATGCTGCCATAATCTGTGGTCTTACAACCTCAACAGGTAACCCTTGAGCTACCAGTTCAGCTATTTCATTTTCTAATGATTTAACTGTGTCAAATACACCAGATTGTATTTCATCTAATGTACGTTGTAATACCTTGTCATGTTTCTTAGTGTTGAATGCCAACTTTATTCACCCTCATGTGTAAAGCCCATTTCATCAAGTGCCAAGTGTTGTTCATAAGTTTCTGCAACAACTGTCTTACCACTCATAGGGTCTGTCATTTCATGTGGTTCAAAATCTACAGCATTCATATCTGCATATATCTTTGATTGTATTTCAGCATCATCAATTGTTAGTGCAACAACTTGTCTGCTTATTTCATCTTGGAACATCTTGTTGCTAACACCACTACTACGTGCTTTCATCAAGAAGTCTAGTTCAAGTACTTCATCTCTCATATCAAAGCTATCTGGATATTCAATGCTGAAAGCATCTGGATAGTTTAGAGCTTGCCAATCTAACCAAATATCCCACATCATTAATTCTGTTTCTTTTAGTGTGTCAGCAATGTCTGATAGTTTTGCGTTTAGCAATTGACGTTCTGTTTGTAATGCTACGCCTGAAATTGGACTACCTTGTGTAGCTTGTATTGCACTGGTATGTGTCATACGTTGAATAGCGTTTACACTGTTTTGAATAGCTTTAAGAATACTATCTGTTGTGCTTAGTGCTGGTGAAAGAAGATATGGTTTTAATCCAGGATCAACACTTTCATCCAAGTTAAGAATACTACCTGCACCTGCAACTGCATCTGTGCTGGTAGGCTTAACCAATGTAGGGTGTGAACTGATACGTAAATGTTGTTCAATTTCACTCAAACAGTTGTAGATAAACTTTTGTTGATCAGCTACATCACCTACCAAACTAAAGCCTACACCTTTTGTAGGACTTTTTAGAGGAGCATGATGTACAAATGGAATGTAACCCAATGGGTTTTCATATTCACTGGCTTCTATTACTGCTTCTAGTCCACCTTGACCGTCCTTGCTTACTTTGTATTTGCATACCTTATCTTTGTACCAACATGTAAATGTTACATATTGATCATTTTCTGATTCTCTTACTTTGATGTATTCAAGTTCCATCTTGCCAGCAATGTTACGTTCATAGTACCAATCTAATACATTTTGTGGTG